ACGTTCAGCGCTGGTGAGCCCACCATCACCGCCCCCGGTATCCCGCTCATGCTGGCGAACCCAGACACGCAGAGTCTCCGGCGTACAGCCAATCTTTGGGGCAATGGAACAAATTGCCGCCCACTGTGAGTCATATTCATCCTGACTTTCCAGAACCATACGAATCGCCCGCTGACGGACTTCGGGGGAAAAACGAGTATTTTTAGTCATCCTGTTTACCTCTTTCTCAGGGAGTTTAGTCTCCAGGATTTCCGGGGCGGTTCACTCAGGCTGAAATAGGTCGTTATATGGGGGTCGCTCAACAGACGGTTTGGCAATGGTTTAGCTTTGGCGTTCCCCCAAAGCAGGTAATTCCGTTATGCCAACTAATGAAGTGGGAAGTTACCCCGCATGAAATCCGCCCAGATATTTATCCTAACCCAACCGACGGTTTACCTGTTGGATGTAAGGTTAACACATCAAATGCGCCGGAGTTGATTCATGAAAATCAAGCATGAACACATCCGCATGGCGATGAATGCCTGGGCGCATCCGGACGGCGAAAAAGTACCGGCTGCGAAAATTACCAAAGCGTATTTCGAGCTGGGAATGACGTTCCCGGAACTGTATGACGACAGCCATCCGGAAGCCATGGCTCGCAATACTCAGAAAATTTTCCGCTGGGTGGAGAAAGACACTCCTGATGCGGTTAAAAAAATTCAGGCGTTGTTACCAGCGATCGAAAAAGCGATGCCGCCTCCGCTGGTGGCCCGAATGCGCAGCCACAGTTCCGCTTATTTTCGGGAGTTGGTAGAGACGAAGGAACGGCTGGTGAAAGATATTGATGATTTCGTTGCATCAGCGATCGTTCTGTTCGATCAGATGAATCGTGGTGGCCCGGCAGGAAACACTCTGGCTGTGCATTAATTGGGTAATAAATATGAGTAATGACAAAAAATTGACACTGAGCGTTTACGAAAACAGTCCGCACATCTGGCGTGGCGGTTTATCTGATGTGGAGCTGGCAGAGTGGTTGATACATAAAGCTAATGCGCTGCTCTGGCGTTTGTCAGCCAGAGAACAGCGCAAGGAAACCAGAATAAAGCTGGCTGATGCAGAAGCGTGTGCCGGGCTTATTGAGGATTATACAAATCTTGGTATTTCTTCAGCAGAGAGTGATCCCATTCAGCCTCTGAGCAGGGAGTCAATCCAGCACGCTGGTTGTATGGCACATCTTGTAACTGCTCGTCAACATGAGGTGGGTATTGGATCACTTCCGGCGGGATATTCGCTGATTCCAGAGCTGGTTGAAGCAAGAAAATCAGTTCAGAAAAAGAGAGATGACGCACTTCAATTATTGAGAGAGCACTATGGCGCGATACCAGAATGCGAACAGCGTCGATACCCTGAAGGTTATGAATGGATGCAGTCTCTTTTTGAAGTTCGCTAATCAATATGTCGAGACGAAGGTATGTTTCGGCGCGCAGCCAGGCTCTGTAATCCGGGAGCATTTCGGGGCTGTTACACCAGCGGTTTGTTGCTGCAACATTTAATACATGAGCCTGATAAAGGCTTTTCAAAAAATACATGTCGAACCTCCTCTGGTTCTGTCGATTGGGAACCACAGATTATATCCGGAGGAAGGTTCGGCACCAGATGAGGTAGCCATGCGTGATTACGCAAAAGTTTCTCCGCGATTCTGGCTGGGAGAAACGGGGAGAGAACTTAGAAAGGCGGGTGCAGAAGCGCAAGTTGTTGCTTTTTACCTGATGACATCCCCTCACGCAAATATGCTGGGTTTGTATTACCTGCCAGTTTTATACCTTGCTCATGAAACCGGGCTTGGTCTGGAAGGGGCTTCAAAGGGGCTTAAAAGGGCTGTTGAAGCTGGTTTTTGTAGCTATGACCATGATGCAGAGATGGTCTGGGTCCATGAAATGGCAGCCTGGCAGGTTGGGGAAACGTTGAAGCCTGGCGATAACCGTTGTGCAGGTGTCAGGAATGAGTATGCATCATTACCTGAAAACGCTTTTCTGTCAGTGTTTTACGACAGATATAAAACGGATTTCCATCTGGATGTGAGGCGGAATAATAGCCGAAATTCGGTAAGGGGCTTCGAAGGGGCTTTTAAGGGGCTTCGAAGCCAAGAACAGGAACAGGAGCAGGAGAAAGAACAGGAACAGGACAAAAACACTATGGTTCATGGCAAAAAAAACACCACGAACCAGGCAGGGGATGTTCAGACCGTCAATCCTGGTCAGCCAGCAGGCACGACACCGGAAGCCGATTCGGGCGCTGTGCAGCAGGTGATGACCGCAGGGTCGGAGCAATCACACCAACTGCAGCAGCCTGAAGCCGATTCCGCCATTCAGCGGGAAGCCGATCGGGTAGTCCCGGAAAGCACCGGGCAGTCTGTGGGACGAGTGGATTATCCGGATGTGTTCGAACAGGTCTGGCGGGAATACCCGTTGCGTGCTGGGGCAAACCCGAAGAAATCCGCTTTCAGTGCCTGGAAGGCCAGATTGCGCGAGGGGGTGCCACCAGAGACCATGCTGGATGGTGTGAGGCGTTACGCGAGATACCTGGCGGCGACCGGGAAAGCGGGAACGGAATTTGTTCAGCGAGCGACGACGTTTTTTGGGCCGGACCGGAATTTTGAAAACCCCTGGTTGCTCCCGGTAAGCGGCACGAACAACCAGCGTTGTGTGAATCATATTTCTGAACCGGATACCGAAATTCCGCCGGGATTCAGGGGGTGATGTGGCATGAAAAACATTGCGGCAGCCGGGGTTCTTGAACGTATTCGCAGACTTGCACCACAGGCGTCGGTTCCACCGTACCGGACGGTGGAGGAGTGGCGGGAATGGCAACTTGCTGAAGGACGAAAACGCAGCGAGGAGATTAACCGCCAGAATCACCAGTTGCGGGTGGAAAAAATCCTGAATCGTTCGGGCATCCAGCCTCTGCACAGCAAATGCTCGTTTGCGAATTATCAGGTGCAGAACGACGGGCAAAAATACGCGCTGAGCCAGGCCAAATCCATAGCTGACGAACTGATGACCGGGTGCACGAATTTTGTGTTCAGCGGTAAAACCGGCACCGGGAAAAATCACCTTGCAGCGGCGATGGGTAACCGGCTGATGGCGAAGGGGCGCAGCGTGATTATCGTCACCGTGTCTGATGTCATGAGCGTGTTGCATGACAGCTACGACAACGGCAAATCCGGGGAAAAATTTTTACAGGAGCTTTGCAGTGTTGATTTGCTGGTCCTGGATGAAATAGGCGTTCAGCGGGAGACGAAAAACGAGCAGGTGGTATTACACCAGATAATTGATCGCCGGACAGCATCACTGTGCAGTGTCGGGATGTTAACAAACCTGAATCATGCCGCAATGAGTACACTTCTTGGTGAGAGGATTATGGACCGCATGACCATGAACGGTGGTCGATGGGTGACGTTTAACTGGGATAGCTGGCGTCCAAATGTCAGCAATATGAGGGTTGTGAAGTAATTTTGTCCGGAGGAAATTTTAATGGAAACCGTATCTGACGCACTGAAAGCACTGAAAAAAGCCTCTTCACATGTGGTGGCAGCTCGCCTTGGAATCAGTCGTGAAGAGGCTGTCAACGAGCTGTGGGAACTCAAAATAAATGGCGTCGTTGATAAAACTGGTCACACCTGGTTTCTGGCTGGCGAAGGTGAATCCCGGGTAACCGAAGAGCGGCCAGTAAAATCTGAAGCACAGGATATGCTGACCGGGGAGGTCGAACAAAAAGTTACCGCAGACATGATGATTGAGTTTATCGGTCAGGATGGGGCTAAAACGTGTGAGGAACTGGCGGGTAAGTTCGGTGTCAGTACTCGCAAGGTTGCTTCCACGCTGGCGGTGGTAACCGCAACGGGGCGGCTGGCACGCGTTAATCAGAACGGTAAATTTCGTTACTGCATGCCGGGCGATAATTTACCAGCAGAGCCGAAAGCCGCGCTGGTAACGGAAAGTGATGGTAAGGCCTTTCCTCAGCCAGCAGGTGCTGCGTTACCAGTCCGGGAAGCCGCAACACAGGAAGAAATTAAAACAGAAACTGTGGCGGACATTGTGCAGCCGTTGCCATCGTTTACCGAAACGCAAGCAGATGAGCTGATTTTTCCGTCCCTTCGCAGGGCAAACCTGGCGCTGCGCAGGGCGAAAAGTGATGTTCAGAAGTGGGAGCGAGTCTGCGCCGCGCTGCGGGAGCTGAACAAGCACCGGGATATTGTTCGACAGATTACTGATTCTTCCCGCCGTGTTGTATCGGAAAAGTGATTGCCGGAGGCGCTTATGGCAAAAGTATTTACACAGGAAGAGCGGGAAAAAATTAAAGGGCAGGTTGTTGAGCTAGTACGCCGGAGTGGGCGCGAGACGTTACGGCAACTGGAAGCCAAGACAGGTGCGACAAGATATCTGATGAGCGTTCTTGCCAGAGAGCTGGTTGCCAGTGGCGATGTATACAACTCTGGTTACGGGTTATTCCCATCTGAACAGGCTCGTAAGGACTGGCAAAACGCCCGCAAAAAACTATCGAGGGCAAAACTGAAGAAACCGGTTGTGGTTGATCCTGACCTTATCTGGTCATTACCAGACGGAGAAATACGCCGCTATGACAGGCAATTGAACATAATTTGTAGTGAGTGCCGTAACAGTGAAGTGATGCAGCGAGTTTTGATATTTTACACAGGAGTAATGATGGAATAGTGAAAATAACATGAAACCTTTGGATTCTGGTGTTTCAGTGGATGGGAAAAGAGCAGATACATAGAAAATGAATAGCAATAATTCACAGTCTGGATGTTGTTTGTATGCTTATAAAATGATCCTAGTATGCATTGCCGGAGTTGAATCAGCTCCAATGAAGAAACTGAGAGGAGTATTTAGAAGATAGCTAAATGGATGTAATTATTAGTATCTAAAAAATAGTATTTTTGAAATGGGTCTAAGAACACAACAATGTACAAATGAGAAGTTATCTTTTAATATGTTCAAAGACCCATTAGGATTGATATCAGTTATGTTAGCTAGATTGATAAAGTGATTACATATTTTCTGTTATATGCTGAAATGAATAATGCTATTCCAGAGTGCAGCAGAGAAAGTCTCCTGATGATTGAGCTCTGGAAATTGTACAATAGAAAAATTACTGTATTTTTCTGTCAAAATATTTCTCAAAACAGATTCCGCTTTGATGGCTTCAGGATATAAAGATGCGGAGTAATCAAGGCTAAGATTTCCGTTAAGCAAGCATATACTTTTAGTGTGCTTTGATTCTGATATATCATCTTTAATTATCTTGATGATTCTTTCATTCTGCCATAGAAGTGATGGTGCAGATATATAATAATAGTTAAAGCATGAATTATTTTTTAAGCAATCAAGCACAAAAATAGCACCTAGCGAGTGCCCCCATATACCGATTCTGGAACTGTTCGGAGCAATAGTACTAACCCATGGCATGATCTGAGTTAGTAATAATTCTCGGAAAGACTGGCTTCCTCCACCAGTAAAGTAGATCCATGCTGGTTTAGAGTTATCAACAATAGCATTTTCACCATCAGGAGTATAATCGTAAGCACGGCGATGAATGCTAAGGTTATTCCAAGATTCATAACCAAGTGTAACTAACACTGGTGGATTGGGTAGTGCATCAATAACAGGCAGAATATCAGAAATGTAATTGTTGGCACTATTCCCATCAAGTATATAAAGAGTTGCATTATTTTTTTTAATGTTTTTTGGAGTAAAAATACATATTTTATATTTGGTGTCATGGTTAATTGAGTTAAATATGCGTGTTTGACAATGAATGTCCATATGTTTAGTCATGCGTTCTCCCCATGAGCATTAAAGGATGCTTAAGATATGCTATGTCACTGATAAAAAATTTGTTGTGTGTGTTTAGTTATTTTATCTACCTCCATTATGATTTAAGACTGATATATGTTATCAGCAAAGGTACATCGTTATTATTTTACCTGTCAATACATTTGATATTGATTATCGTTTACATCGCTTGCTTAGGAAATTGAAGGCAGGTAACTATCATGTCAATGAACTAACCCACAGTCTAACGTACTTCTTTCCCCAATCACCAACAACCAAATTCCTGTTATCACCACTGGGATTTTGGCGCAACTTCATGGTGCAGAGGTAAATAGCATCAAGCAAAATCTCTTTTTCCGTTGTTGTCCTTATGGGACGTCTGTCTTTCTGACCGATTTCATATTGGCGAGGTAATGGGAAGTTAAGTAGAATAGCTGCGGGTGCTTGAGGCTATCTGCCTCGGGCATGAACACCAACGGCAGATAGAGAAAAGCCCCAGTTAACATTACGCGTCCTGCAAGACGCCTAACATTAATCTGAGGCTCAATCTATGAACGGCAAATCTAGGTTAGCCTCTTACGTGCCGAAAGGCAAGGAGAAGCAGGCTATGAAGCAGCAAAAGGCGATGTTAATCGCCCTGATCGTCATCTGTTTAACCGTCATAGTGACGGCACTGGTAACGAGGAAAGACCTCTGCGAGGTACGAGTCCGAACCGGCCAGACGGAGGTCGCTGTCTTCACAGCTTACGAACCTGAGGAGTAAGAGACCTGGCGGGGGAGAAATCCCTCGCCACCTCTGATGAATCAGGCATCCTCAACGCACCCGCACTTAACCCGCTTCGGCGGGTTTTGTTTTTTCCTGGCATTCTGGTTTACAATTCGCACGCCAGCCTGAACAACTGGCACCTGCTGCGCCAGCAGAGAAAACAGATGGCGCACGATACCAAATTATACAATTCGGATAACTCTGCCGCCCCTGCCAGCAGGCACGGACGGCGTTCTCACGCATTCAAATCTGACTGGTACCAGCACCACCCATGCACCGAAGAACAGGCCGAATGGCTCATTCAGTGTTACCGCAGGCGCGGATACGAGGTTAAAAAAGCCCTCAGCCTCGACTACCGTCACTGGATAATCTCCGTCAGGCTCCCTTACTCCGAACGCCCACCGCGTCCGTCCCGCACATTCCAGCAACGCATCTGGAGGTAACGTGCGGGTATTACTTCGACCTG